TGAGACATTTGAAAGGTCGCTGTACGCAATTCTAACACCATACATTCTAGCACTTGAGGGTTGATAAATGGCTATCCCACTAAATACATTTAAAACAACAACTGCTGTCATTCCAGAAGGTCCCATTACTGGTGATAGTGATGTAATCTATGTTGTTCCGAGCGGTATTACTGCAATCATTCTGATGGCACAAGTTGCCAATTTAGACTCTGCGGAGCACAATGTTACTTTTTCTCACTATGATGTTGACGAAGCGTCAAATACGGAACTTGTAAAAGACTTTCCTATTCTGCCAAAAGATGCTGCTGGCTTGATCACTGGTAAGTTGATTGTTGAAGAAACAAATCGTGTTCGCTGCTCTGCTTCTGCAGGCTCGGGCAGCAATTTGAAATTAGTATTAAGTTATCTGGAATCTCTAAATGGCTAAACAAATAGAGCATCTAAGCGGAAGGGTAAAACTTCGATCACCAGGAGCGCTAGACTCTGATCGATTTACATACCTTTCGCTTGATCAAGCAGAACCTAATTTTGGGCGCCCGAGCACAAACGGCTCTCTGGTTATTTCTAATACTGACGGTGTTAGAACATTCACCACTGAGCCTCTTCTTGATGGGCTGTCATTCAGAGTTGGTGCATTAGACTCTGCAGATTCTGCTTCGCTATATGCTCTGTTTATCAAAGGTAGCCCGCTTGACGGTAATATAGACAGTATTGGCTATCGTCTTTTAGATGGCACAATTTTTGAAATTGATACTCTCGACACCGTAACTTCTCGTGGTAACACCACAACAAATGTAATTGAAGTTGGTGGGCTTACAACTGATAGCGCAGCAATTACCAATCTGACAGTTAATGCTGCGTCAATCAACTCTCTTACTGCAGCAAATGGAACATTCACTGGCAATCTAACAGTTAATGGTGAGTTTACTGTTAATGGTACAGTTACCACAATCAATTCGACTACGCTTACTGTTAACGATAAAAACATTGTTCTTGCTGACAGCGCGCCTAATGCTGCTGCTGCAGACAGTGCGGGCATTACAGTTGCTGGTGCGAACGCAAAGATTTATTATAAGTCTTTACCTGATGCTTGGCTTGTAAACAAATCAGTTATTTTAGAATCCGACCTGACTGTTCAAAATAAACTCTTTATTGGTAATGTTCAGACTAACAAAACAAATCTAGCGCTTTATATCGACGAGCTTACTGGTGAAGTTTACTCTTCTCCAATCGAAGCTGACAGCGCATTTGGTCAAATCATTGTAGAAACTACTGATTCAAATGCTGAGTTCTTCCCAGCATTTGTAGGTACTTTAAGCGGTGTTGATAGCGCAAACGTTGATTCTAGTTTCAGCTATAATCCTGCACTCAATCGTCTAACGTTTGGTAAGCTTCGTCTCACTCAGCTAGACAGTGCACCATTCGAAAACTTCTTCTTGACCATTGATAGCAATAACGAAATTGGCTTTAGAGGGATTGTTGCTGACTCTGAGCAAGATACTCTACACACTGTCACCACACGCGGCGACTCTACAGACAATGCAATCACTGTTAAGAAACTGACAACCACCGATAGCGTTTCGGTTGGTTCTGATCTACAGTTCGGTGGGCAATTCTTGGACGGTTCGGGCAGACGCCTAGTAATCTACGATTCTGCTGGCGGAGTTCTTTGGGGATAACACATGGCATCACCAACATCTAGACAAGAACTGATTGATTTTTGCTTGCGCAGACTCGGTGAGCCTGTGCTTGAAGTCAATGTGGATGTCGATCAAATCGAAGACAAAGTTGACGATGCCATTCAGAAATACCAAGAGTTTCACAGTGATGCGACCATTCGCACCTATCTGAAATATCAGGTGACTGCAGATGATGTTACGAACGGATATGTACCTATTTCGTCAAACATTATTTTTGTTTCGAAAGTGTTTCCGTTCTCTTCGACTTATGGTTCCTCTGGTAATCTGTTTGACATCCGTTATCAGATGTTTTTGAATAACATGGGCGACTTCATTAACTTTGCGGGTGATCTTGCGTATCTGTATCAGATGGAGCAATATCTGAGCATGATCGATCTACAGCTTCACGGGCATCCTACTGTGAAGTTCTCGCGTCGTCAAAATCGTCTGTATATCTGGGGCGACTTTGAAGACAAAGATTTGCAAGCAGACGATTATCTCGTGGCTGAAGTTTATCAGACAATTGATCCCGAGACGCACACCAGCATCTATAATGACATGTTCATTAAAGACTACACAACTGCTTTGATCAAGCAGCAATGGGGCGCAAATCTTAGCAAGTTTGAGGGAATGCAATTACCTGGCGGTGTTACACTTAATGGTCGTCAAATCTTCGAAGATGCTAGCGCAGACATCGAAAGACTAGAAGAGAAGTTGAGATCCGAGCAAGAACTGCCTGTCGATTTCTTCGTGGGTTAACATGGCAGTCAATAGATATTTCACTCAAGGCACGCCATCAGAGCAGAGACTTTATGAAGATATTATAATAGAGTCGATGAAAATCTATGGGCAAGATGTTTATTATTTACCTCGTGAAATTGTCAAGCGCGATACCATTTTTGACGATGACGCAACTTCTAGGTTTGACAATGCATATCGTATTGAAATGTACATTGAAAACACCGAAGGCTTTGATGGGGAAGGGGATCTTTTCACAAAATTTGGTGTAGAAATTCGTGACGCTGCAACATTCATTGTTGCGCGTCGACGCTGGAACAGTGCGATTCAATACTATGAGAATACAGACACCAGTAATTTTTATCGCCCTCGCGAAGGCGATCTAATCTATCTCACACTGTCGAAGTCTTTTTTTGAGATTACGAAAGTGGAGACTGAGAATCCTTTCTATCAACTGAAAGACCTCCCCGTGTTTCGTATTCGTGCAGAATTGTTTGAATATAATGATGAAGATTTCGACACTGGGCTTGAGATTGATAATATCGAAACTTACCACGCATATCAGCGTCTGCTTACATTTGATCTAGCACAGAACACTGGTAAGTTTGAGATTGGTGATACGCTAACACAAACAAATCCAAATGGCTTTATAGTCACCGGTGATGTTGTGAAGATAGACGCAGCAGATTCGTCTAACTACAAAGTGTGGGTCGCGCATGTAGGTGCAGACGATGGCGAGTTTCACACATTCAGCACACTGTATCGCGTAGAGAATCAGAACGGTATTAGTGGCCAGCCAACTGCGGTAAGCGAAGAAGACTTGCAAGAGAGCCAGCAGAACGCAGAGTTTGATACCGAAGCTACGAATATTCTTGACTTCTCTGAAAGCAATCCGTTTGGAGACCCTGCATAATGTTTGGTCCATATTTTTATCATCAAAGAATTCGCAAAGCAGTGGCTGTATTTGGCTCACTGTTTAACAACATTAATGTTGTGAGAACTGACGCTGCGGGTGATGTTATCAGTCAAGTCAAAGTACCTCTGTCATACGCACCTAAGCGCGACTTTCTTGCTAGAATTGACGCAATGCAGAACGGTGAAGAAGCAGAGCGTCAAGTCGCAATTAAGCTGCCTAGAATGTCATTTGAAATTATGGCGATGAACTATGATGCGAGTCGTCAGTTACCAAAGATGAATAAGTGCGTAGCATTTCCTGATGGTCTACAAGATCGTGCGCAAGAGGTCTATACACCAGTTCCGTACACTGTAAGTTTTCAGTTGAATATATACGCAAAAGCGCAAGACGATGCGCTGCAGATTGTTGAGCAGATTCTGCCATACTTTACACCACAGTATACCGTGACTGTCAAGCCACTTGACGATTTTGATACAAAAGAAGATACTCCTATTTCGCTGACAGGTATTACTTTTAGTGATGACTTCGAAGGCTTGCTTGAAGCAAGAAGATCAATCATCTATACACTTGATTTCGAAATGAAACTGAGTCTGTTTAAAAACATTTCTTCGTCAAGTTCTATCATTACTCAAGCCGATGTCAACTTCTATGAGATTGGTAAGACTGGTGTTCTGGGGAATGTTTCGCTTGGTGGCTTCAGTCAAGAAGGGCTTACTAGCACGATTAGCGAAGACGGTGGCACAGTTACAAACAGCAACTTCAAGATTAATTATGCACCAAGAAATATTGAGTCGCTAGAAATATCGACACAACCTACAAACGGGGCTGCAACTGCGTCTCTGACAGCAAATACGACTACGCAAACAGGTCGTATTGTTGCGACAGGTTCTTGGTCATACACACCAAATCCAGATTGGCACGGCACTGATAGTTTTGTTGTGCAAGCAAACACAATAGGTGGCGGAAGCATTCGAACCACTGTTGCGGTTGTTGTCTCTTCTCAAGTTGATGCTGTTGGTGATACTGCCACACTTGATCTTGGTTTGGGGCAGAACTTCATCGATATTAATGTGGCTTCGAATGATAACTTCGAAGCAGATGAAGTCAAGTACACAATTGCTGCTGGCGGATATCCGTCAAATGGTTCGCTGTCTGTGGTGAATACAAACACTGGTGTTTTCAGATATACACCTGATGCTGGCTTCTCGGGCACAGATACTTTTGTTTATAGAGCAACACCAACTGGTGGTAAGTCAGAGATTGGCACGGTCAATATTACCGTGATACCAGTATAAATACTTTAAACGATTTTTTGAGGATTTAACATGGCAATTGCAGGCGTTAAAATATCTAGTCTGAGAGAGCTTACAACTGCTGCGTCTAATGACTATCTGGTCATTAACGATGCCAGTCAAGATACGACTAAGAAAATTACTTTTGCCAATCTGTTCAAGAACTATGCAAGCAATCTTAGAGATTCTGCAACGGGCGCGTTTGTCGATAATTTTACAACAAACAATTTGACCGTCAATGATACTGTTACTTTTGGTTCTTTGAAAGATGCAATTGAGAATATCACCATAACAAAATTTGTTGACGCTGCTGATGGTGTTGCAAGCAATGACAATGACACTACGATTCCTACGACTAGTGCTGTCAAAGCATATGTTGATGGCATTGTGTCTGACTATCGTGCTAAGTCAAATCTAAAACCTTTGGTTGGTGCGCTTGGAAAAATTGCAGACATTTCTGTTTATGAATACAACATTTCTACTTCTTTGTCAAGAGAAATTGGTGTAATTGCACATGAACTTCAAGACAGAATACCGTATCTGGTTAACGGCGAAAAAGATGCAATGCACGAAAATGGAAC